GTGGGTGGAGGCATAAGAAAGTGTGATGAGATGAAATTCACCAGCGAAAAAGTTAATGAATTGCTCGGTGTTGATGAAGCGTTTAAAGTTCCTGATAAGTTAATGTCAATCATGATGAATCTAGTCATGAGTCGCAGTTCCTTTATGGTTGTTTTAGACAATTACCATTAAAGGCGCTGCGGCTTTTTTATTCAAGTGTTCGGTTTAATTTTACAATCTACCATATATATATATATTTTATATAAGGTAAGGGTAAAGGGGTTATTTGCGTAACTCTGTAACCGACAGGGTGGGTGGAGGCATAAGAAAGTGTGATGAGATGAAATTCACCAGCGAAAAAGTTAATGAATTGCTCGGTGTTGATGAAGCGTTTAAAGTTCCTGATAAGTTAATGTCAATCATGATGAATCGTGAACAACGTGAGCAAACGTTTAAAGCATTTTTGGAAGTTGAGCGCGATACATCGTTTGATTGGTTTCACGAATATTTTGAAAGTGAACAGTCCGAGCGCAAGACTAAGAAGCAAGATTTCACGCCAAACAGTGTTTCTGACATTATGACGAAACTTGTTGGGAAAGCAGATACCTATTTTGAATCAGCAGCTGGTACAGGTGGTATTGCTATCCGCCATTGGTGGCATGATTTGGTTGATAACCACAACCCATTTTTCTATGAACCATCAGATGATTATATGGTATTAGAAGAAAAATCAGAACGTGCGTTACCTTTTCTATTATTCAATCTATCAATTCGAGGTATCAACGCAATCGTTATTCATGGTGATAGTTTAAGCCGTGAAGTCAACAATGTTTATTATCTACTGAATGATAAAAATGATTTCTTAGCATTTAGCACAGTAAATGTTATGCCGCAAAACAGGACGACAATGAAAGAGTTTAATGTTAGTCGGTATATTGATGAGCCAATAGATCACATTGAAGCAGACATTAATATGTGGCGTGACAACGTTGGTAATAAGTACGATTTTGCAGCTAAGTTTATTGAGAAGTATTCAAAATTAAAAGGAGTTAGTCATGAAAATAGTTAGCTTACAGAGCGTGGGATTGGGAGCAGCGTATACTCGCGGAGACGGTGAACAAATTATCACACCATACGGAATTTACGTTGGTACAACCTTTCTAGATTCTGCTGGAAATTATTTAGATGTCACGGTTACTGAAATAAATTATCAACAGGGCGACTTTGATGCGTATGGTTTTGAAATATACACCGTCCACACATCAGACGGACACATCAGAGTGTTGCCGGCAGACAAGTACATTGCGGAATGGAGCGAACAGTCATGAAATACCAGAAAAAACCAGTAACGGTTGAAGCATTTCAGTGGGGAGTTGATGTAAAACCCAAATGGGCAGCGGAAGCATTTGTTGAAGGTACATTAACCGAAGTCGACACTGGAATTGATTTAGAGTTACACATTGAAACTTTAGAAGGTGAGATGGTAGCTGAACTAGGCGATTTTGTTATTCAAGGTGTACACGGTGAAATATATTCATGTAAGCCAGATATTTTTGAAGAAACGTATGTCAAAGTCGACGACACCGAGCGTATCAGTCCTGATGACATCGGCAATGATATTCATGAGTTTTTACACGGGGGAGATAAGTGATGACTGAACCAGTAGCATATATGTGGAAAACAGAACGAGGAACAATAATTGGATTTACACCAAATGACAATAGCCATGCAGTCGGACAACTTGGGATACCACTTTACACAGCAGATCAGTTACACCCACGTGTGAAGATGACAAAAAAGCAACATAAACAATTTGAAAATTATAAAACAAACAAAAATGATTTTTACGATTTTTGGCAAAGTTTGTTAGTTGATGATGTTAGTTTGTTCAAAGAGATTTCAGAACGAAATTTGATGTTGGCTTGGCTTGATGATGAAACGATTGAGATTGTCCCTGATGTGAAATGGTTTGTGAGAAGTAAAAGGGCAAGCAATTTTGGTAACTATATATATCTTAAAAAAATCGAAAGTGATGATAAAGTAACCGCTTTTAATCTTAAGTCTGTTGCTGAACAATTTGAGACAAAAGAAGAAGCAGAGTTATGGACTAACCCACTAACAGAAGCGGTGCAGTTACCAGTGGAGGGCGAGTGATGAATAACGAAGATGAAAATGGTGGTCATGGTTACGTGGAACATGTGTCAATAGGGAACGCAATTGTACATGTGTTTTATGCAGATGATAAGGAAGGATGTGAAGCTGATGAAAAATAAAGCATATATCGTGGCGAATGAGCAACAAGAGCAAGCTATGCAAGAATGGTTACACCCAGAAACAATCAAGATAGTTGACGAATAGTTAAAGGAGGTATGAAATGAATGGTAGCAATATGGCTGGTGGAAATCCGAAAAATGGACGCGCTGAAAACGATTATTATGCAACCAATCCATCTGACACTAAAGAATTTTTAGAATTAATTGATAAGGAGTATCGGCTTGATGGATCTAAAATAATAGAACCGGCTGCTGGTGAGGGACATATTGTCAATGTTCTAAAATCTAGATATCCACATTCTAAAATTACTTCAAGAGATTTAGTTGACAGAGGTATTGATGAAATTGAGAGCGGAGTAGATTTTCTATCTGATAATCGTGAAGAACATTACGATTTTACGATTACCAATCCACCATTTAACATAGCAAAGGGATTTATAGACAAGTCCTTGAAAATTAGTGATGTAGCATTCATTTTTGCAAAGCTTCAATTTTTGGAGGGAGTTTCAAGAAAACCGTGGTTTGCCAATGTTCCGTTGAAATACGTCTACGTCTATTCTCACAGAGCAAACCCGTGGAAAAACGGACAGTCAACTGATGAAAACGGTAAAAAGTTGTCTTCGACAATGGCGTTTGCATGGTATGTGTTTGATAACAGCTATACAGGAAGCCATATCATTAATTGGATATGAATAGTTAAAGGAGCAAAGCGTGGTTCAACTCAATAATGATTTATAAAGGCAAGTATCAATATCTGCACCGTTATACCAAAAATAGAAATTACTTTCGTGCCATGACTATGTATTAAAAAGCCAATCAGAAGAGTAATCAGCAGTAGAATAATCATCAAATAGATTAAAGCGTGAAGTAATAGCAATGTCATGCTTAGTTATCCAATCATTTTTTTAACATTATAACATTTAGAAGGGAGATTCATGAAAGTAATAGACAAACAAGTATACATCGTGGGTTTTCGCAAGACAGATAATGATGAGTGGGAAACATCTGGTGCAACTTATGGCAATCAGATTGACGCACAAGCGGTCATGAATAAATTGAGTAAAAAGACACCACAACAGTTGAAGCTGTTTAAATTTGGAAGGGCAATACCAGTGGAGTAGAAAGGGAGACATGGCGGATAGAGTAGATAGCATTTTGAGAGACTACTTCTCTGGTCGTCTCAAGTTGAAAATTGAACAGCGTGAAGAAACGATACGGTATGACAGTCAAGAAGTTGATGAAAATATTGGAGGCGGTCGTGCGCAAAACAAACATACACGTCCAATTGAAGATACTTACGTACGAGTTGATGAAGACAGATACCTTAACAGTCTCAAAAAGCAAAAGGAAGATGTCGAACGCTGGATAGCCACGTTTGAGCCAGACAAGCAGAAAGTAGTTGCGTATTATTATGCAAGCAAGTCTGTCACGTGGGTAAAGGTAGCACAGCAGTTCCATATATCCGAAAGTACAGCAAAGGCATGGCGTTCAGAGGTTAAACATATTCTCGGTGCTGTATTGTATTCAGATGTATATTGCAAGCTGTTTTCTGACTTTTTATACAATAAAACGGTGCTATATTTGTATCATCAGATAATTTGAAACAGGGTTATTGCTAATCCATTAAAAGCGAGCATGACAGGTGGCGGAATGGGCAGACGCTATATATGAGAGACACATACGCGAGTTGGTTCGATTCCAACGTAGATCTTGGGGGATATGATGTGGTGTACAAGTGCGAGGTTCGATTCCTCGCCCTGTCAATACTCCTTTTAGGAGATAACAGTTATCACCATAGCCGCCAAAGTCTTTAAAGTGACTTACATAGTGCGACTTTATACTAGTTAGGCGATTTCTGTGAGTGAATGTAAAGTAGGCTTACGTCTGGTTCGAGTCCAGAACATTCACATTGCGGTACGTCCGCACAACTTAATAGCAGTCGCTTGCCTGCGATTATGTACATAGAGAGCTGCGGTATAATCCGTAAAAAGATAGAACCAGATTGATTAATTTCAATAAAAACGACTGACGAGTTGGTTTGCATTTAGTGGCTTTGGCAAACAAACAACAGTATATAAATCTACTGGCTTCGGAGATGGTATCGATGGGGTTACTACATAACAAACAATCGCATTAAGTTCTTTGATGGTTATCAGGCGATTGCGTACATAAAAACTAAACTGGTTGAAAAAGACCAGTTTAAACACGCACCTTAACGGGTGCTTTTTTATTGAAAAGAGAAACTATGAAAATAGATGACGATTATGGACTTGTCGCCAGTGATGATGAATTAAACATCTACCGCAGGCTAGACAAGCAACAAAAATATAATAAGAAACACAAGAAGGCATTTAAACGCAAGTCGAATACAGACAAGCGCAAAGATGCCTTTTATGATGATAGGAAGTGGCAATAATGGGCTACACAAAATGGACTGATGAATTAAAGAAGCGTGTTCAAGAATTGAGTGAGCAAGGACTCGATTCAAGAAATATAGTTGAAAAACTTTATGATGAAACAGGCGTTTATTATGCGAGACGTTCTGTGCAACGGTACGCAAGTGTAAAAGCACCACAATCATACAATGATGAAAACGACCATTTTAGTATCGAGCCTAAATATAGCTATGGCAGTGACGGTAAGGTTGATGATATTAAAATCACAGCCAAGTATTTGCTACTGAATGAGCAGACACAAAAGACACCAGAGGATATTCTTGAGTATCTTAATCTTGATGTCAACGACTGGCGTATCGTGTCAGCAATTCCAAACCAATGGACGACACCAACAGATAATGGGCCAAAGTGGAACTTCCAGTTAAAGGTCAATGTTAAGCCAAAGCTGGATGATGAATTAACGTTTGAAGATATTACCGAAATACTAAAGCAAGACATTAAGCCATACACAGTCAAACAGGTTGCACGAGATACGCACAATCTGGTTATACCGCTTCCTGATTTGCATTTTGGTATAACTACTATGCTTGATGTTAAAGGTCACTTAGACAGGCTGTTAGAGCTTATCAATAAGGGTTACAAAACGATTGTGATTGAACAGCTAGGTGATCTATTCCATTCTAGTCAGATGTGGTCATCACAGACTTTAAAAGGCACGTTACTTGATGAGGTTAATATGGTACAAGCCGTTGAGGACGCTAAACAGTTCTTTGACGTGTTAGTAACTGCTGCGTTGCAAAATAGTACAACGCTTCACATCAAACAAATGGCAGGCAATCATTCAGGGAACATGGAGTACATGTTCATGGAATATTTGAAAGCCAAGTACCCACAAGCGGTTATCAAGAACAACATTAAATTCCGCGACGCCTATTTATTGGATAATGTTGGTATCATGTTGGCTCACGGTGACTTAGCACCTAAGAACTTGCCTATGCTATTTGCAAATGAGTTTGGTGGTGTCTGGTCGTTATCCCACAGTCGTGAAATCCACAAAGGTCACTTCCATAACGAGAAGACAGTTGACAACGGTGGTGTGATTAGCCGACAACTTGGAACAGTCAAGCCCAATGATAAGTATGAGATTATGAACGGTTGGACGTTATCCAAGAAAGAGCTATATGCACTTGAATATGATAGCGACAAGTTAGTTGCCGAGTGGCACGTTTAGGAGAATGATATGCGTACAGATACAATCAGTAGAGATGATACACAAGACTTTGAAATAGCTGCTTTGAAAACAGAGGTGAATTATCGGGTAAATATTACAAACCAAAATATTGATTCGTTAGATGAAAAGTTTAAAATTTCCAATGAGCTTTTTATCAAAAATCAAAATAACATGAGCAGATTAATAACTGACGCTAATTCTAAGATTAATGATCTAAACAGACGTCTTGATAGACAAAGCTATGCATTGTGCCTGTTGTTTGGAATTGTTATTGGATTGCTTGCTAAGGTATATTTCTTTAATTAAGCGCATAATCGCTTTTTATTTTGCAGTGAATGAGGAGAAAACAAATGACACGATACATTGAAAGATTAAACAGAGTTTACGCAATCCAAAATAAACAAGATTACGTAGGCGAGATTATCCCATTTTTGAGAGAGTATGGTATTCACTTTGAGTATAAAGAAAATTTTCCTGAAGGCAGACACATTGATGTAAATGTAAATGGTGTTCTGGTCACTTTTAATTTTGGTGAATATTTGGTAGTTGGTTCCGCTGGTACTAGAATCATGTCTTCCAAAGAGTTTGTAAGAGAGTTTGAAGAAGATATTGACTTGCACAAGCGTATTGCAGATTTGGAAGCCAAGCTATCAAAAGCAATGACGGATATTAAAGCGTTGAGTGATAAGTTGCCTAAACAGCATGAGAATGGAATTTCCAGTGGTCTGTTTAAGGTTAATGAAGTTGGCAAAGTGATTAACGTTTAATTATGAAAGGAAACTATTATGACGGAATTTAATTTAACAAACGGACAAGCAATTGAACTAACCAAAGATAGTATTTTGATTAGGGGTAATCGCATTGAAATTGATGGCAATATTACTATTGTTAAAGATGACAAACACGCAAGTATTGCCGAACATAATGACAAAGGCTTTGAACTTTCTGTTGTGCCTATTGATGATGATACCGAAGCTTCCGCTAATAACAGCGATGAAAGTCCTGATATGCATCTTAGTCCTTTTGAAAAGTTGAAGAATAGCAATCACCGAAGCATTCGATAATGGGAAGTAAGGTACACACATGCGCACATCAAGGTTGCCATAAGCTTATACCATTTGATGATAGGTACTGTACACAACATATTGCCTTGCATCCCCGAGACACAAAACGATTTGATAAGGCATACAACGTTAAGCGACAACACGATAGTAAGACTAAGGAACGTATTGCTTTCTATCAGACGAAGCAATGGAAGCAGTTACGGAAGCAAGTTATCGAACGTGACAATGGGTTGGATCAATATGCTTTACGTGATGGTCTGGTAGTACCTGGTAAGTTGGTTGACCACATTGTTCCCATAGAGTTTGCACCAGAGTTGAAAGATGATATCAATAATCTTGTGCTAACATCTATGGCTTCACATAAGGCAAAGACCGAGTGGGAGCAAACATACTATGGGACAGGCAAGAAGAACACTATTAATAGGAGTGCTGTGCCTGTTAGAGAGATAAAATATATTCCAATTAAATTTAATGAATTAAAGACGATTTAAGGCGTTTGATTGTATTGTGGTGTTTTTATACTCAAATAGGTTTAAAACGTCTATATGAGCTTACTATGGGGGGCTATGGGTATGACAAAAGGAAAACGTAGTATAGCTTTCGTCTTCTGTACAAGTGCCAAAATTAATTATTTGAAAAGGAGGTGATTTAGTGGCTAATGCACCAGGTCAAGGTCGAAAACCAAAATTAAATAATGTTAATTCGCCCCACAAAGACCGTGCAGAACGTGCTAAACGAGCTATTGAAAATAATGGCGACTTTCAAGCGATTAAATCACCGCCGTCTCGCTTAACTTCAGAAGAGAAGACGCTGTACAAGCATATTGTTCAAGAGTTTAACAGTAAAGGTATTTTGAAAGACCTAGACAGTTCTATCCTGGAAGAATTTGTTGTACAAGTTTCTGTTAGTCGTCAAGCTCGTAAAGTCATTAATGAGCATGGCGTGGTTATTTTTGAAGATGACAAAATGAAAAAGAACCCAGCGGTTGATGTTTTGAATAATGCAGTAAAAAATATTAAATCGCTTGGTTCTTCATTGGGATTAGATCCAATTAGTCGTAGTTCTATTTTAGCTGATGTCACTTCTGAAAATGATGATGATGAAACAGATGACATTGTTGCTAAGATGGGAGGTTAATAATGGACAAAGTGACAGAATATGCTCAAGATGTTACTAGTGGAAAACGAGTAGCTGGTGAACTTTTAATATTGAGTGCTAAACGTCATCTTGAAGACCTGAAACGTAAAGATTGGGATTATGAATTTGATTCTAACTACGTTGATGGTCTTTTATTGTTCGCTCAATACGTACCAGATCCAGATACAGGAGTTCCGATGCCGTTGATGGATTGGGAAGTGTTTATTTTGGGTTCATTGGTAGGCTGGCGAAACAAAAAGACAGGTGGTAAGCGTTACCGAAAGGCTATTGCAAGCATCGCACGTGGTCAGGGTAAGACTTACTTAGCTAGTGTTCTGGCTACTTATGACTTTTTTGTGCAGTCTTATAAGAAAAATAACCAAGATATTATCGTGGCTTCCAACACAGTTGCACAATCAAAGAAGTTGTATGGATATATACGTGGCACGATTAACAAAATGCGTCAAGGTATCTTCAAAAAGCGTGATAAAGATATTGCTGATACATACGAAACGATCACAATGAAGTCAAAAAACAATGTGATTGTTCGGTTGTCTGCTGATGGCGGTAAGTTTGATAGTTACCACGCAACTACTGCCATATTCGATGAGGCAGGTGACCAAAAAAGCCGTGAAGCGTTTGGGAAAATCACATCAGGTCAGGTAAAGATTGAAGAAGCGTTGTTTTTGATGATTAGTACAGCCTATCAAAACCCTAATGCGCCATTGCGCGAGGATATTAAAAACGTTGCTAATGACATTAAAAGCGGTGCTCATGAGCTAGATGACTTCTTTTTGGCTGTTTGGTCACAAGATAGCCCTGATGAGGTGTTTAAACCAGAGACGTGGGAGAAGTCAAACCCATTGCTAGGGCTTGAAAGTCAACACATGAAGCTGTTAAATGGTCTGGTTTCAGAACGAAATACCCTCATGTCGCAGGGAAAAATTAACGATTTTCTTGTTAAAAACATGAATATTTGGCTAAATGCGGAAGAAAACGCTGCTTTTTCACTTGAAGACGTACAAAATGCTGTTATTCCTGACTTTGATATGCATAATCGCCAAGTTTACATCGGATTTGATAATTCTATGACTAGCGATGATGCAGCATTAGCGTTTGTGTTCCCATACGTTGACGAAAACGGAGAACAACGCTTCCACTTGTATCAACATTCGTTTATACCTTGGCATAAGGCTGGAAATATTGAAGCTAAGGAAAAACAAGACGGTATTAACTACCGTGATATGGAAGCTAAAGGATTTGCTGATATTACACAACACAGACGTGGCTTAATTGACAATGGTTTTGTCTATCAGTGGTTAATGGACTTTGTGGAAGAGTATGAACTTGAAGTTTTAGTGTTTGCTTATGATGCGGCACATGCTTACGCCTTTATTCAAACGATTGAAGAAGCGACAACTTGGACGATGCTACCAGTAAGGCAAGGTTCGCTAAGTTTGAATGAGCCAACAAAGTGGCTGCAGGACAGTTTCATTGAGGGACGTATCACACGGCTTAATGATCCGATGATGGAGAAGTCTTTGATGAACGCAGTTGTTACAAGCGATAATAACGGTATCAAAATTGATAAAAACAAGGCAACATTAAAAATTGATTTAGTCGATGCCTTAATCGACGCCTTGAAACAAGGCATTTATCATTTTGAAGACTTTGCAGAAACAGATAAGAGCGAGTTTGACAGAATGAACGACGACCAGATTAATGAATACTTTACAAGTGGAGGTTTTGGATTTTGAAAATGATTAAAAACACAGTTAATTGGCTGTTTAAAAACATATCAGACATCACTTCACTATTGGGAGCGGCTGCGATTACGTATGCTGCTTTTTTGTTGAACTTAATCATTGGGTTTGCAGTGTTGGGAGCGTTTCTGTTGTTGATTAGTTACTTCACACGTTCCAATAAAGGAGGTGAATGATGTTTTTTGAAAAAAGAAGCCAACCTATTAGAGGTTCGGGAAGTTCATACACGTTGTCAAGCGGTCAGATGGTCTTAGGTGGCGGATATATTAGTGCTGATAGAGCGTTAAAGAATAGCGATGTGTGGACTGCTGTTAATATCATCAGTTCCGATATTGCTCGCGTTAAGTTCCATGCACCAAAGAAGCAAAAGATTGATAAGTTGCTAGGCAAACCAAGCCGAGTTACTAACCGTTTTAACTTTTTCCAGTCGATGATTGCACAAATGCTGTTGACTGGTAACGCTTATGCTTTGAGACGATTAGATGGTTCAGGTGAATATCTTGAATTTGTTTCACCGTCGCATATTAGTCAATATCTAAGCGATGATGGTCAAACAACTACTTACGATATTACTTTTAATGGCACACAAGAAGATGATTTGAAAAACGTTCCAGCAGATGACGTGATTCATTTGAAATTGCTTTCAACGGACGGTGGTTTAACTGGTAAAAGCCCATTAACTGCATTAGTTGACGAATTGACACTGCAATCTGGCAATAACAAACTCGCTAACTCTGTATTTAACAAGTCAGCTAACCCTAGCGCAATATTAAAACTCAATACTGGTAACAAGTTAAACAGTGAGGGTCGTGAAGCTGTTCGTACTGCTTTTGAAGCAGCCAACACAGGTGCAAACGCTGGTCGAGTAATGGTCATGGACGGAACTTTTGACTATTCACAGCTGGAAGTCAAAAGTGATGTCGCTAAATTATTGACCGCTACTGATTGGACTCGTTCTCAAATTGCTAAGGCGTTTATGTTGCCTTCCGACATGTTAGGTAGTGAGTCTGAACATTCTAACGCTGATCAGATACGAGCGACCTATAACAATACGATAGGTCGTTATCTAGCACCGGCATTGGAAGAGCTGTCTATGAAGTATGGTGAGAATATTATTGCTGATATTCGTGAAGCTACTGACTTAGATGGTGCAATGCTTGAACAACGGACAACAAACTTGATTAAAGGTGGCGCAATCAGTTCTATGCTTGGTCTTGAAATTCTTAAAGATAGTCACAGTGACTTGGTCACGCCTAATTTAATTGAAGCTGTTGGTCAAGAGAACGCAGTAGGAAAGGAGTCAACGAATGCAGGAAATCAGAACGTATAGTATTTCTAATATTGAGATACGAGATGGAACAGATGGTAGAACTATCACAGGTTATCCAGTGGTATTTGGAAAACCGTCACAGAACCTAGGAGGATTTATCGAATATGTCGATAAGAACGCGTTTAAGGACGTTTCTTTCGATAACGTGTATTTACTCTATGGTCATGATTTTAACAACGTACTGGCACGTGTGGACGCAGGAACACTATCCATTGGGGTAGATGATACAGGCGTCTTTTTTAATGCAACTTTACCAAATACAACCCTTGCAAATGATGTGCTTGAAGATATTCGAGTTGGCAACATTCAGGGTATGTCGTTTGGTTTTACGGTTGCTGATGAGAATTGGGAAGCAGGAGATGAGGCGGATATACGGACAATTCTTAAAATTGATGAGTTGTTTGAAATTACACTCACGCCTATTCCTGCTTATCAAGACACAAAAGTTGCCATTGCACAACGTGATAAGTTACATCGTTCATCAGAACTTGAACTTATCGAACTAAACGCCATTGAGCGTGAATTATAAGGAGATTTAGTATGACAATTCAAGAAGAATTGGCTCAAAAGCAAACAGAACTGCGATCAAAAATCGTAGAAGCACGTAAAGCGGTCGCTGATAAGTCAGATAACGCTGACTCATTGATGACTGAAGTTCGTGATTATGAATCAGACATCAAAAAGTTGAAAGAATTGGTTGACGCCATGCCTGATACTCTCGATGAGGAAGACAAGGGCGATGATAAGGGTGACGGTAAGTCTGATAACAGTCAACCTACACCGCCTGCTGACCCAGCAGATGACCAAAAACGTTCACACAAAAATGTAAAGGAGGTACGAGACGTGCCACAACCAGTAGGAGCAACACCAGAGAAAGAATACCGCGATTTGCTGAATGAGTTTTTACACTCAAAGGGTGAAAAACGAGATGGTATCACATCGACTGATGTAGGTGCTGTTATTCCAAAAGAAATCATTTACAACCCAGAAGCTGCCATTACCACGGTTACTGATTTGTCTTCTTTGGTAACTAAGACAGCTGTTACGACCTCAAAGGGAAATTACCCAATCTTGAAGCGTGCTTCAACAAAGTTAGCAACTGTTGCAGAATTGGCTAAGAACCCAGAATTGGGAAAGCCTGAATTTACTAATGTTGAATGGTCTGTTGATACTTACCGTGGTTACATTCCAGTATCACAAGAATCTATCGATGACGCAGAAGTTGATTTGGTTGCGTTGGTATCAAACTGGGTTAACCAAGTTAAGGTCAACACTTCCAATGACAAAATTGCCGCTGTGCTTGCAAAGTTCACAGCTAAGTCAGTAAAAACGGCTACTTTGGTTGATGATTTGAAGACTATTAAGAATACTTCGTTCGATCCAGCCTATAACTTGTCATGGGTTGTGACAGCTTCTGCTTACAACGCGCTTGACTTGTTGAAGGACACTACTGGTCGTCCTTTGTTGCAAGAAGAAATCGGTAGCGCAACTGGTACGACTCTGTTTGGTAAGCCTTTGACTGTTGTTGAAGACACTGCATTCGGTGGTATTTCAGGTGTTAAGCAATTATTCATCGGTGATTTGAAGCGCGCTTCATTGTTTGCAAACCGCGAAGAAGCATCAGTCCGTTGGGTTGATAATGACGTCTATGGTCAACTTTTACAAGGTGTATTGCGCTTTGGTGTTTCTTCAGCCGATTCGGCCGCTGGTGTATTTGTCACAATCTCTTGACACGACCAGTTAGCATCGGTCAACGTCACAGACGCTTAAATCTGTCGAATGGGGTGTGAAGCCCATTAAGGAGGTCTTTATGACAAAAGAAAAAGACTCACTTTTTGATAAGGCAAAGGTAGCTGTTCGTTCTACTGTTGTTGATGATGAACTTGATACAGAATTGAACGATTTGATTTTGGCAGCTCGTGCAGACCTGAAAATATTTGGATTAGTTGATAAATCTGATTCAAATGACAACTCATTGATTACGCAGGCTGTACTTCTTTATGTGAAAGCTAATTGGGGTTATGACAATCCAGACGCTGAACGTTTTGGGGCATTGTATCAACGGTTAAAGGACAAGTTGAGTGTGTCAACACAATACTTACAGGGTGCTGATTATGAAGTATGACGCAGTGATTTATTTAATCACAGAAACTGATGGTCAAGATGATATTGGTAACTACAAACCAATCAAAATGAAACGCAAAGTGTATGCTAACCCATTTACAGTTGGTCGTGCTGAATTTTCGGCCGCTGCTCAAAAAGGTTTAAAGCCTGAATATTCGTTTCAAGTCAACACGATTGATTATGCGAGTGAAGAAAAGGCTGAATATCTTGGTCAAGAGTATGACGTTTACCGCACACAACAAAGTGGCGATAAGACAACGGTGTACTTAACAAAGAGGGTAGCTAATGGCAGAAATTAACCTTGCACAGGAAATAGCCCAACAATTGAAGCAATATAGTTCAGACGTTGAACGTGATTTAGAAAGCGCTAAGAAACAGATTGGTCAGAAAGCTGTGAAAGAGCTACATAATGCAGGAAGTTTTGACAACAGAACAGGTCGGTATCGTAAAGGGTGGCGCTTACAAAAAGTTGGTAACAATTATGTTGTTTTCAACGCAACAGACGCTTCACTTACTCATTTGCTTGAATTTGGTCATGCCCTACGAAACGGTGGACGGTCTAAGGCATTTACACATATTAAACCAGTTGAACAAATGGTCATCGATGAATTTGAAGCGGTTGTCAGAAAGGAGCTGTCATGAAATTAAGTGATTTTTATCAACAACTCAAAAATTCTACTGGTTTACCGTCTGTGTATCATCATTGGACAGTTGGTAAAGCACCAGCCTTGCCTTATACCGTGTATTACGTTGTTGAACGTGATGACATGATAGCCGATGACAAAAGTTATTTTAAAGTGCGTTCAATGAATATTGAACTGTACACAGATTCCAAAGACGAAGACTTGGAAGCGCGTGTTGAGTCATTTTTGAACGGTTTAGGTATCGTGCCTAATATCAGTGAGCAGTACATTGACGAAGAGAAGATGTACGAAGTAATTTATGAATTTGATTTAGAAATGGAGAAATAGAATGGTAGCAAGTGAAAACAAAGTAACCTTTGGCTTGAAAAATACACATTATGCCGTCATCACAGACGATGGTAAAAAGTTAACATATGGAACACCGGCTGCTTTGCCTGGAGCAACAAAATTAACGCTCGATGCAAGTGGAAATGCGGTCGAATTTTCAGCTGACGACACGAAGTATTATTCAGCTGACAACAACCAAGGGTACACAGGTAAATTTGAAATTGCCAAGTTGACAGAAGCGTTTGAAAAAGACGTTCTTGGTATTGATGACAGTAAAGGTGTTTCAACAGAAAATGCAAATGCAAAAATGAAGCGTATTGCTTTAATGTTTGAATTTGATGGTGATCAAAAAGCGGTTCGTCATTTATTGTTCAATGTGTCGTTGTCTCGCCCTGGCGATGGTTCAAAGACAAAAGAAGACAAGGTTGATGTAAATACGCAAGAACTTGAATTTACAGCAGCGCCTGATCCATATACTGGTGATGTTAAGACGAAGACTAATTCAAAAACTACTGATCTGGTCTACAAAGCATGGTATGACAAGGTGTTTGATGGTGCAGCATCTGGATTGGGTGTTTAATAACAAAGTGGGTTATCCCACGTACATACCAAAATGAAAGAGGTTAAAAAATGGAAAAAACAATCAATATCGATGGTAAAGACGTAAAGTTAATTTCGAGTGGCGCAACACCAATCATTTATAAGAACGCATTTGGCCGTGACTTTTTTGCAGACTTAGGACAATTCTTAAAAATTGCAGAAACGGCTAATAAATCGAAGAAAGGTCAAGAAATGGCTGCACTGTTACCTTTATTTGAAAACGGAGACATTGCAATTATGTATAACTTTGTTTGGGTATATGCCAAGAACGCAGACATGAGATTAAAACCATTAGATGAATGGCTTGCTGATTTCGTTGAGTTCCCAATGTTTGATTTTCTTGGTGATGTCATGGAATTAGTCATGCGTTCAGTGACAACAAAAAAAGCTTAAAGACCAGTCAAGAAAGTGACGAAGCGTTTGATGATGAAAGTTATCTGTACGTTGCGAAAAAGGCTGGTCTTTCATTTGAAGAAATGCAGATGATGGATATAGGACAAGTAATGGACTATATCACAGAGTATGTCAATTCTGAAACGCCTGATAGTCAAAAAGACAAGAAAGTCAAAGCTAATCAGGCAATGTTCGATTCATTTTAAAAATTTAGCGCTTAATAGCGCTTTTTTTGTACATAAAATAGGAGGTGGCTATGGCTAGAAATATTAAAGGTATCACAATTGAAATAAATGGTGATACAAAAGGCTTGGATAAAGCGCTGTCTAGTGTCAACTCTAGCGCAAACAAAACACAGAGTGAATTGCGTGATGTTAATAAGCTATTAAAATTAGATCCTGGTAACACAGAACTAATTGCTCAAAAGCAGAAACTTTTAGCGCAAGCAATTTCTCAAACAGGCGACAAATTAAAGACGTTGAAAGACGCACAGGCACAAGTTGACGCGCAATTTGCTAAAGGTGACATTGGGGAAGAACAGTATCGTGCGTTCCAACGTGAAATAGCTTCAACCGAAGCAACGTTAAAAGGGTATAAGTCTCAACTTTCAACGGCTGCAAATAGTCAGCAAGAATTAAGTCAGTCAACGCAAAGATTGCAAAATTATTTTAAGGCTACTAGAACATCTGTTGATGATTTTAAAAGTGTGTTAGGTACACGGCTGGTTAATGCAATTAAGAGTGGTACTGCCAGTTCTGAAGCACTAGACAAAGCCTTGCAAATGATTGCCAAAGAAGCTGGCATAGCAAGTTCCGACATGTCAAATCTGACGCAAGCGCTAGACAAGGTTGATGATGGTAATGCAGGAATATCATCTGTATCAAAGGAGATTCAATCACTAAGTAAGAGCACCGAATCAACAAGTGGTAAGTTAGGTACATTTACCGAAAAACTTAAATTCGGTTCTGTGGCAGGTATAGCGGGTAAGGCTGCTTCTGCAGCAATGGATACAGTGACAGGAAGTATTGATGACGCAATTAGCCGTGTTGATACATTGGACGCATTTCCTAAGGTACTACAAAATTTCGGATTTAGCGCTAAAGATGCAAAAAACGCTACTGCTGAAATGTCTAAATCAATCGAGGGACTGCCAACCACGTTGGATCAAGCCGTTGAATCTGTGCAGGGGTATGTTGGTGCTACTGGAAACCTCAACCAATCTGTTGAGTTGTTTCAGGCTACAAACGATGCAGCAATGGTATTCGCCCATGGAAGCCAAGACGCTATGAGTCAATTCTCAATGGCTTACCAACAAAGTTTGGCTGAGGGTAAAGTTGAAGCCGAAAACTTCAATAGTATGAACACATCAATGCCTGGTTTAATGAACAAGGTAGCTTCTTTAATGGGCGTTTCCCTGGCTCAATTGAAAGATGGTCTTAGTGACGGTAGCATATCTATCGGAGATTTCAACACGGCATTCACCAACCTTGATAAAAAAGGTGGTGCTGGTATGCAATCGTTGTCACAGTCGGCACATGATAGTTCTGGTGGTATTGCTACCTCGATGAAAATCGTTAAAACAGAAGTTGTAAAAACGATGGCTTCTTTGATTAAGGCGGTTGGTTCAGAAAACATCAAGAATGCTTTTAAAGCTATTCAAGACGCTATTAAAGCAATCGTTGAATTTGTAAAGCAAAATAAAGATTGGCTATTGCCGTTAGTTGCTGGGCTAACCGCAGTAGTAGTGGCTGTACAAATAATTATGCCGATTATCACCGCTTTTTCTGCTATCATAACTGCTCTGACATTTGTTTTTTCCCCGTTAGGACTTGCAATTATGGCGGTTGTTGCCGTTATAGCAATAGTTGTTTTGGCAATAAAAAATTGGGGTGCGATAGTCGATTGGCTAAAAGGAGTATGGGGTGCGATAGCAGGGTTCTTTACAGGTCTTTGGAACGGGATAAAACAAACCTTTACAAATGTAATTCAGGCAATAGGAAGTTTTGTAAGCGGCAAGTTTAATGAAATGAAGAACGGCATTTCAAATATTTTCAACGCTATAAAGTCAGTAGCTACTAGCGTCTGGAATGCAATTAAATCGGCAATATCATCAGTCGTAAATGGTATAAAATCAACGGTAACAAATATTTGGAACGGCATTAAATCCGTGACATCATCAGTATTTAACGCTGTTAAGTCGACAGCTAGTTCTGTTTGGAACGGTATTAAGTCAACTATTTCATCTGTTGTTAATGGTATTAAGAGTACGGTAAGCGGAGTATGGAACGGTATTAAGTCCGTGACAACGAGCGTCTGGAATGGTATTAAGTCGGCTATCACAGCGCCTATTCGAGCAGCAAAAGGTGTTATTTCTGGAATCGTTGACTCGATTAAAAGATTGTTTAGTTTTAGGCTTAGGTTTCCGTCAATTGATATTCCGCATATCCCGTTGCCACACTTTAATTTATCTGGTTCATTTAATCCGCTAAAAGGTAAGATACCTCACATTGGCGTTAACTGGTATGCAAAGGGTGGTATTTTTAACAAGCCTACCATGTTTGCAGCACCTGGAGGATTTAATGGTGTTGGTGAAGCAGGGCCGGAGGCAGCAATACCACTTAATGCTAAGACATTGGGTGGTATTGGTAAGGGAATTGCTGAAGCCACAGGTGGATTAGGTGGTGACACTATCAACGTGACTGTTCAAGTGTTAGCTGATACGTCAGCACAAACGATTAAAAAGCTAACAGACGCAGTGACGGACGGCATCACACGTGCTCAAAATTCTAAAGCTAGAGCGATGGGAGGTTAATTAGTGAGACGAGGAGATTTTAATATCAACGGTTTTGTTGGTTCTGCCAACGGAGCAGTGATAACAAACTGGTTTGATACCGGTATACCAGAACGAAAAACAAAGTTAAACAATAGTGCGGTCGGTTTAGATCGTGCTATTTTGTTTGATGATGGTAACTATGCTAATCGAGATTTTGAATTTGAGTTCTCAATCCAAGCCGATACAGAAGCGCAACGTAAGTCACGATATACGGCTTTCATGGTTGCGTTAGACACCGGTAAATACGTGCCTGCTACGTTTTATTTTGATGACCAGTACCAGTATCAAATCGTGAGAACGAACGCAGTAAACGTAACCAGACCGCTTGTATTTTCATCTACAAGAATATACAAAGTCAAGGTAAATGCAGCGCCGTATAAATATTTGTTGAACGTGTAAAATGTTTCTGGAAAATCACTAACGTTGACTAATCCAGAACTATATTATGCAAAACCACATTTTATTATCAAAGGAACAGGGGCAATCAATCTAACAGTCAACGGTGTTGTTACTAAATTGACTAATGTCACGACTAGTATTGAACTTGATTCAGCATTACAAACGGTTTGGCGAATGGACGGTGTAACGGTTGTCAATGAGAATGCAAAAATGGCTATTGGTAATTTTCCTTTACTGAAGCCGGGTACAAATACCGTATCGGTGGACAGTGGGACTGTTGAAGTAGAACCAAGATGGAGGACACTATGACACCTATTTTATATGAAAAAGATGAGATTGATTTTACCTCACAAGGTCTTGGCTCACTGGTTGAAATCTACGATGTTGATGTAGAAGAACAACGCAACGGTTTACTACAATTAACGGCTAGTTATCCAGTTTCTGGTGTGCGATATGCTGATATCTCGGTTGGTCGTATTATTCTAGCTAAACCTAACCAACGAGACGATACTCACGCTTTCAGAATTGTTAGCACAGAACTTGACATCAGTGGTTATGCGGTGAAAATTGAAGCAGATTCAATTACCTATGATCTAACTCATAATGTTGTTAAACATCTAGTTGCTTCAGGTAACGGGAAAGCGTTTATGACAGCGCTTAAGAACGCTATTGTTAATCCATCTATTTTTGCCTTTTATTCTGATATAGCAACCTCATCGACAACGTCGCTCAATTACGTAAATCCTATGGAAGCCATCATGGGAACAACTGGCTCATTCTTACAGATATGGGGCGGTGAGTTAAAACGTGAGAATAGGCGAGTAGCCATGTTCAATAGACGTGGTCGTGATAATGTTGCGACTTTTAGACTTGGTAAGAATATAGCTGGTCTGAAATATAGTGTTGACATTAGTTCATTGGTAACGCGCATTATTCCAACTAAGTCAGTTCAGAATGATAACCAGACAACCACAATATTGGAAGGCGCTCCGGTTGATTCAAAATATATCAGCAATTATGAACAGATTTACACACTACCACTTGAATTTACTGATGACACTATCAAGACAGTAGCTGATTTGAACGCAGCGGCTAAGGGTTGGTTCACTAAAAGTGCTAACACAGGCAGAGACAAACCAACAGTCGCAATTGATATTGATGTTTTGAGTTTACAGGATAGTGCAGATTATCAGGATAAGTTCAAAAATTTAGAGAGTGTGTCATTGACTGATACCGTGACTGTTTATGTTCCAGAATATGGTGTGAATGTCACAGCAGTTGTCAATGAACTACACTACGATCCTATTTTAGATAGAGTTACCAAAATGACGGTCGGGACAGCTAAACAATCATTCGCAGACAGTTCTCGAGCACAGTTATCTGATTTGCAGGACAAGATTATTTCTGTTCAAAATCAAGCGGACGCTGTGGCTGTTAGTGCAAATGGTAAGAGTACAAATTACTACGGTAGTGTTAAACCATCACACCCACAGAAAGGTGACACTTGGTTTTGGGTAAATGGTGACAAATCAGGCATTAAGGTTTTTGTTAATGGTGATTGGATCGAGCCGGTTGATTCGGACACGCAAGAAAAAATAGAAGCCAGTGTTACCAAAGCAGTCGCACAAGTCAACGCACATACTGATGAAGTAAAACAAGTCCTGTCAAGTGATATTGCAACAGCAAAATCGCAGGCAGCTTCACTAGCAAATACAGCAGAGGCGAACGCTAAGAGTGAAGCGGTATCTGCTGCTAATTCACAAGCGCAAAATTATGTTAATCAAGCTAAAAGTGATATTAATGACACCATTAATGCACTTAGCGTTGGCGGTCGCAACTACTTCATTATGAATAATGCTGTATCGGGTTATATTGGCGACGATGGTAAAATCTATCCTAGCAACGGTGATATGGCATCTGATTTCATTGCTATATCCCCAGATGAGACATGGCAATTAACTATTTGGCGAGCCCCTAATATGACTGGAAACGTTGTCTATGCTTACTATGACTCAAATAAGGCATTCATTACTGGTTCGCGATTATATAGATGGTGGCTTCCCGGAGAACCTCCTATTACCACATCTATAAATATTCCACATGGTGTTGCCTATATGAGAGTTTCTAGTCAACATATTGGTGGTAATCAAGGTGCTAAGGTTAAGGTTGAAAAAGGTACCATCGCTACTGATTGGACTCCAGCACCTGAAGATGTTGTATTAGACTACACAACTAAAGATAACAAAATTAAAGAAACCATCACACGGTATAAGGAAACTAACGATGGTCATGTTTCTAAATTACAAACGGACGTCACAACCGCTTTGGGGCAAATAGAGACTAAGATATCACAGACAGATTATGATAAAAAAACAGGTGAGTTATCATCAAAAATAAATGAAGCTAAAGATACCGCTGATAAGTCTTTAAAAACCATTGGTGATTATAAGACAAGCAATGATAAACGAGTTAGTGATGCTGAAAGCAGTATAGAACGAACTGCTAATGCAATCACGGAAAAAGTTTCTAAAAAAGATTATGACAAGAAAACTGGAGAACTGACTCATGACCTTAGTGAGTTAAAACATACTGCTGATGGTTTTGAGGAAACCGTTACAAAGGTTAAGAATCTTGCTGTCGGTGGTAGGAACCTATTACTGGGTACTGCTACACCTTGGACTGTTAAAGCTAATAATAACAATTTTAACTTTTATTCGATATATGACCACTTAAAAGGTGGAACAACCTATACATTTTCTGCTGAAATATCAGTATCTAACGGTCAAGATAGCGTTTCGGTTGGTGCTTTTGATGCATCGATTGGAACTAGCTGGGCATTGTCTGGTGATTTTTCAAAAGGTGTTAAGCGTGGTTCATTTACATTTACAACACCAGACCATATAGACGGCGATGGTCATTTCATTATTTATGCTGGTACATTAGGAAAAACTGCTGGGTTAAGCGCAACATATACCCACATGAAGTTAGAAGAAGGTAACGTACCAACGGCATGGACTCTAGCTCAAGAGGACATTCAATCTGACATCGCACAAGTGAAACACACCGCAGACAGCATATCTAACTTTGTGCGTGATTCAAGCGGTAACATCTCGTCTGACTTCCAAACAGCTTTGAGTAAAACGTCTATCATCACAGATAGCACGCTAGCCACAAGTATTCAGAATCAGACGGCGACACAGATAAGTTCAGCTATCACAGACAACAACGGCAAGATTATTAGTTTAATCAATCAGGATAGTTCTGGTGTTCAAATTGCTGGTAAGAATATTGTGCTTAACGGTGATACAACGGTAACTGGTGCGTTTAAGGTCAGCCAAGCTAATATCGCGAATGGTGCGATTGGTACAGCTCAGATTGGTGACGCTGCGATTACAAATGCTAAGATAGCTAACTTAGATGTTTCGAAGATAACTGGTAACGTTACTAATTTCATTCAATCAAACTGGAATGGTGTATATGAATCGACAACTATAACAAACGACGGCATGGAAATAGTGACTAGTGATGTGACAACTAACTTTGGCCCTTACGGGATCAAGTTGAGCCAAGGAGGTGAATCTGTGGGCGGAATCGGGGTTTCTAGTTATGAAGGGATGCCTGAAAACTTTCAAGGAATTAGATTTAACTTAGATGGAACTGGAGATTACATGACTTGGAGCGCTAGAGAATCAGGCGTCACAACAGGTACCTATACACCAAAATTAGCGTGGTTTAGATCATCTTACAAGCCAATCGGGCAAAATGCGGGATTTAATTTTTCTTCCGATTCCCCCGTCACATTTTGGGGCAGTATTTATGGAAGAGACAACACAGAACCACTTAAGATAGACTCATTTAACATGAATGGAATATCGGCTGGAGGAATAGGACACGGTAACGGTAATTCTGCTATTACATTTGGTGGCGATGGTGAAATATATGCTATATCTGGTGGACAATATTATAAGTTAGCAAGGCTTGTCAAAGCACTACAACCGCTAATCGGTCTAGGATTATGGTCTGTTCCAACAAATATAAACAGTAGTGGTACTGTCACAAAATGGACCAACGTAAGAACTTAAGGAGAGCAACATGAACATTAAGAAACAAGATTTAATCAAAGTGTATAACTTTTTGAACGGTGCAAGCCTCGTGGGTGCTGTATCAAGAGCGAGAACAAAGCTCAACAAGTCGATTGCAGAAGCGTTTCAAGAGATGCAATCAGATGAGTCGGATTTGGTGAAAGAGTATGGCGGTGAGATTGTACAAGACGGTGCAGTTAAGTTCGACAAGGAGCGACAAGATGATAAAGTGGCTTTCAACAAAGCTATGCTGGAGCTTCACGAAGAGTCGGCGGTGTTTACAGAAACCACACAAGACCAGTTTAACCGTTTAAAAACTGCGCTTGAAAGCTATGACAAAGAGTTGAGCAATCAAGACGCAGAAGCATACGATATTTTGTTAAGTGCATTAGAAGAGGAGAAATAATCATGAATATGACAGTTGGAGATTTACAATTTAGTTTCGTTGGCGGTAAGTTGACATTGAAGTACGCGTCAGTTTCATTTAACGCCGGCACGTTCCCAAATAGCTTGAACGGCAATTTGCAAGTGACACCAGAAGACGGTGTTAGTTTGACATCATCAGAAGATGACATCAAAGCAGCAGCTAAGAAGAAAATTCAAGCGCTTATTGCAGAAGTTCCGGCAAAAACAACGGAGGTATAATATGACATTTCCACACGATTTGTTGGGTTGGCTAAGTGTGGGATCTATTCTTCTGGGTGGTTTGTGGTGGGTATTGAAGAATACCATTGTGAACTCAATTAATGGATTGAGAACAGATATAGCTAGCTTGAAAGATGAGCTAAAAATATCTAACAGTATCACGGACAATCATGAGATACGACTCACTAAATTGGAAACGTGGAAACACGATAAATGGGAGGTATGATAATTGAATAAATTAAAACGATTGGTGATTGCTTCGATTGGGGCAGTTGCCTTTTTAGTTGCCACGATTTCAGGTGTATCAGCCAATACATTAGGTATTGACGTTGCCAGTTATCAAGGCACAACGATAAGCTATTTCAGCCAGTTTAAGAGTTATGGTGATAAGTTCACTATGGTTAAGCTAGGCGGACGTGGCGGTGGTGAGGGTAGCCATTATGCCAATTCTAAAGCCTACGCACAAATTCATAACGCTGATGCCGTTGGTATGCAAACTGGTGGCTATTTCTGGGGTGAATTTGGTGATTCGGTTAGTGAAGCGAGTTATCACGCACAATTAGCTGTACAAGACGCACAGAACGCTGGACTAGCTAAAGGCAGTTACATCGCATTAGATTATGAAGCGGGCGCTGGCGCTAACAAGGCTAACAACACCACAGCTATTCTGACGTTCATGGATCAGATTTACGCAGCTGGCTATAAGCCAATGCTGTACTCTGGTTACTACTACATGAATGCTAAAGTTGACTTATCAAGAGTGAATGCACGTTATCCTAACGCTTTATGGGTAGCTTGGTATCTAACTACTGCTAATCAAGCAACGCCGCCTATGCAATACTTCCCAAATATGAGCAACGTTAAGATGTGGCAGTATGGTGATAATCACTTTGGTGTTGATGGCAATGTCATGGTTGTGGGTTCATTGGATAATGATAAGCCAGCAGAGCAAACAGCTTCTAAGGCATCACGGTCAACGAACACACCAAGCACACCAGCTAAGACACGTTATGCAACCTTTAGTGGTGTCTACGTGGCTGATTACTGGACTAAGTACAACAACAAAATGTACGGTGTCAACATTGATATGAGTATTCCAGTGATTGATTACAACAACTATATTCCTATTTCAGCCTTAACTTTGACTGACCGATATGGTCATAAGCTACGTAACCAATACATTCAAGGTAACAACGGACGTATGGAGTACTTCACTTTGAACGGTAAGTACAAGGTTATCAGTCAAACAGCTACAACAATCAATGTTGAAATCGGCGGTGAACCCGTTAGCATGATGAAGGCGTTTGCCACAATTAAATAAGGAGATCACATGACATTTAATATTGATTCAAACATCGCAATTCTAGTAGTGACTTGGCTTATCGTGCAAGTATTGAAACCAACGAAAATTAACAACCATTTGTTGCCTTTGTTAGCAGTAGTGATTGGTGCTGTGGTAGCAGTTGGATTGTCATTATACACAAATGACGACAAGTTAGTTCAAGACATTGTGCTAGGTGTATGGGCTGGATTTGCTTCAACCGGATTGAATGAAACAGCCACCAAGTCAATCACATCAATAATTGATGGTTTCGCCAACGGTTTTGGTAAAACCGAAGATAAAAAAACTGAATAAAAAACAAAAGTGGTATGAATTAGTTAATAGCTAGTTTGTACCGCTTTTTTACTTACAAAAATTATGATAAAATATTAAACAACAAAATAAAGTATGAAACCATAATCGTGACCTAGGAGAGTATCAGTTCGATATAGTTAGGAGAAAAATATGTTTTTTTATGTTATGTTGTTAAGTTTTATCTTAGGAATTGGCGCATTAATCGTATCGTTTAAAACAAAAGAAACGCCAACTAGAACACTGCTTATAATCATAAGCATTATTTTAATTGGGTATGCTGTGTTTTTGGCTTGGCCACATTAGACTGCGTATTATAATAAAACTCGCCCAACCAGATAATCCGGTCGGGCGAGTTTTTGTTTGATGAGAATTATTAGAATGTATTCAAAAGTCTTGACGTTCGTGTTTAAAAGTTTATATAATAAATAAACGAAATAACATGCGTATTTTTCTTTAGGAGGTGTTAGCATGGTATTGAGAAATAGCGAAGTTATAGTTGACATCCGCTCGCGCAGTCAGGCAACACGACTGCGAAAAATATTGGAGCCAACTCCTAGCGAACTAAGAAGTCCAGAATTTACTAATAAAGTATCTAATTTGGCTAAAAACTTGTCAGGTGCAAGGAAAGGTATGAGCAATCTTAGGAATTTTCTAAAATGAAAATAATGGATTTTGAAATCATACCACATGATTCAGTGTTAAACCCAACCGATTTCAATAGTTATCAAACAGGTATCCCTTCGTTGGATACCTTTCTTTTTGAAGAATTGGATAAAATGGAACAAAGCAATCGCACTTCAATGAGCGTAGCCTATATTGGGAAAGAAATAGTTGGAATGTTTGCTTTGTCAGCAGCGCAGATAACAACTAGACAAACTAGCGATGTTTTCAATAGTGCTTTCGGCAATGGAAATCAAGAATATAACAGTCTTCCGTTAATCAGCTTGGATCATTTTTCCGTTAACAAAAAGTTTCAGTATGATCCCGGGAAAGAAAAGAATCAACAATTCAGCGTGGGAAAAAATTTGCTTTATGCCGTTTTTGAAACGATTGTTGTTATGAGAAGTATTTATAACATCGCAGTAGCTGGTATGGTTGTAGAAGCGATTGAAAGCGCAACGGATTGGTATGAAAAACAACACTTTGAATATTTAGACAATTATCAAGCTAATATGCCTAAAGAAACCAGTATTATGATTATTGGGTACGACATGATTGAACAAGCTTATTATGAAACAAACGAGTTAAACGCACGTAATTAA